CTGGATACAGTTTCAGGACGGTCGACCATCATCGCGAATGCTCACGCCGCAACGGGTAGATGATTTCACGCTGACGGTGCCGTACAACGACGACCTGCATCCGGAAGACTGGATTATGGACGACCCAGATATTGATCCGCCGAAGTTATTGTTCTGCGACAGTGAAAAGGGAGCGCGGCATGGGATAGTCCAGGAGGTTGCACCATCAGGTGACAGCAACTGTCAGATTACTGCACCTGAATATAAAGAAATTTTCTACCAGTACGACGACGCCACATACCCCGGCGACGCTGCTTAATACCAAAAAATCCCTTTCAACTTTTCTTTCGCTCAAACCCTCGTTTGCGCGAAGCCTCTTTTTGGAGCAAAAAACATGGCCTTTAACCCGGAGCTGGGGAGCACGTCTCCCGCTGTGCTGCTTGATAACGCTGAGCGTCTGGATAAGCTGGTCAATGGGCCAGCCGCTGATGTTCCTGACCGTGGTGGTGATCCACTCTATTCGTGGCGCCAGATGATGGCGAAAAACGATGAGGTCAGGCAGAACCTGGTCCCTCTCAGCCGGCAGTATATGACGCTGGCGGAAGCACAGGCCGATATCGCGAATATCCCGGATGGCTCAACTACCTATGTACGCAGTCAGGATGGTAGCGCGCTCGCAGTCGAGTACATCAACAACGGTGGCACACTTGAGGCTGCCGGACGAAAAATGCCGTCTCAGGGATATATCGACAGCATTATCAGAAAGGACGATATTAATTCCCCTGCTGTGTCAATTGCCACGAAAGACGGCTTCTCGGTCTGTTCGTTTTACGTTAACGAGGACACCGGCAATATAGAAATGATTGTTGACAAAATCCCGCAAGTGAATGCTGACACTGTTGATTTTAACGGGGTTACGCTGGCGCGTTCTGAGTCCGGTATGCTGCTGTTCGAGGATAAGCTTGGGTTTCAGGTTGAGCTGAGCGACTTGATTCAGCAGGTGTCTGCCGGAACGGCGGGGGGCCCTCGGGAGGGTCTGGAAAAATCGGACCCCGCAAG